ATTTGTTGGTCTTAGATAATGTTGTTCAAGTTTGAATTTATCATTTGGAAATGGAGTAAATCCGTATGTACTTCGTATCACAAATGAAGTTTCATTCTCTTTAACATATCCAATGTCTTGTCCATCAAAAGCTGTCGATATTTCCTCAGAATAATATACAGGAATTAATAGATATTTATTCCATCTCACTCCAGATAAATCACCGATTTTTTCATATGCACCACCAAACATATTTTCATCTTCCCATATCGTTTCTTCTTTATCTATGTGGTAGTACGTTGTAAGAAAGGCAACTACATCTTTACTATAATAATCGTATACAAGACTTTGAAACTCGTGTATGTACTCATACAATCGCTCAAATTTTTGTGTAGTCATTATGTCAGTTGTCCTTTATTTAATAGTTCACGATACGAACTATCATCAAATGTAATACTTATATCTTCTTTTTCTCCTTCATAATTAACGATCATATCAACACCAAACCCTTTCTTATTTTTAAATCCCGTCACCTCTAAACTAACTATTGATGCTCGATCATCATAAAGTCTGATTCTATCTAAAATTTCAGTTTTGATCGTTTCAACACTAATGGCATCAGCGGGTTCAAATACTTGTAAATGTAAATCGCTACCATATTCTGGATCATTGATGTAGGTTCTGCGAGTGGTCATTAAAATATTAGTCCAAGAATTAATGATAACATTTAAATCATTAATCCTTTTAAAGTCTCCTTTTGCAGTTATTTTAGGAAGGTAATCATAGATTCTTTTTTCGGAGCCTCTAACTTCAGTTTTAAATCTATCTAATAAATTTGCCATACGTTACCCCTCTATATTTTATAAAAGATTCTCGGACATCATTTTTTGCTTTTCTTCTTCAAGATCAGCTTTCCATTTAAGATAATTATGCATTCTTAATACTGGCATGTCCATTATATCTCGATAAGACATCTTACCAACTTCGATACAAGTGAAGATGTTTTTTTCTAACGTGGTCCTATACTCGGTGATTGTATCAGACCGAGTGTACCATGCGAAAAAAGCTTGATACTAAATCTAGGTGGACTTCTTCTTCAAAACCACAATGGGCACAGTTGCTTTTCATTAACAACGTTACTCCATATTTACCAAACTCTTCACGATAATTTTTATAAATCTCTCGTTTATCTCCAGCTGGAAGACTTAAATATGCATCTCTAACATCTTCTCTTTCTGAATATACAACAGGATTGGCTGGTTCTGTTAGATCTTCAAATCTATCAATCACTAAAGTTTCAGTGATAATATCCAAATTTGATTTTGTTGATAATGCCAGAGTTCTGATCGCTGCAACTTCATCAAACAAACTTGGTTGTTTTAGAAATACAACAACCCCTTTAGAAATTGGAAGCTTAACTGCGATTCTACTATTTAAAACATCCTTACCAGGATATTCCTCATAATTAAATGTTGAAGATGCTTTAACTGTAACTGGATACTCTTTACTACAATTTCCGCAAAGAACATCATAGTTTCTTATTTCATCATACGTTATATGATACAAACCATATAGTAATGCGTCTCTATCTTTAAGAGTTGTTTGCTTCAACCATGTGTCATAATCTACAATGTCTTCTGGTTTCACTGTAATTGAATCAAACAAACATTTATTTAGATGCTCATTAATTTTTGACGGGGTTAACAAACTGGATTTTAACTTTTCTTCTTCTTGCACGCTTAATGATCTAACGTGATATGATCTTTTTGTTTGTGGTGTTATTACTTCATACTCCGGATACTTAATATTAAATCCTTGAAACATTAGTCTATCTCCTTTCAGTTCGCTTTTTTATTTATTATATTCTTATTATAATTTAGATGCTTTTGATTTTAACTTAGCAACTTTTCTTGAAATTGCTGCTTTACATTTCTCTGGTTTATTGGTTTTCGAACATGCTACGGCACTTGCTTGAGTATCTTGTGCTTGAGCCAATAAAGCTTTCTTTCTATATGTTTTAAGACAATTACTCTTTTGTGCCCCTGTTTGATCTTTACATGCTTTACCAGCTTTACTCATATATCGTTTATAAGTCTTATAACCAGCAAAAATAGCTAGGGATGCTAAAGCAGCTGCAGCAACATAACCAGCCTCTGGGTGTGCTTTAACATATTCAGTTCCAGTTTTAACAGCTTGGTTTACTGTCTGTTTTACTGCATCTACAGCACTATTAGCAGTATTTTTAAGATCAGTCATTCTTTGATTAAGTTCTTTCTTCCAATCTGGTTGACCAGCTTGACTTTTAAGTTTATCTAAATATCCAGGTTCAACTTTACCGCCAACTCCTCTTTGAGCTCTCCTCATCGCAAGATTAGGATCTGTTTTTTGTAAAGCTTTTGCCCATTTTTGTTTTAATGCATCTTTAGCACCTTTATAAAGATCTAGAACAGAGGCAGCTGCTTTATCTTGTGCTTTACCAATAGGACCAGTTACTTTTTTAAGAGCTGCCTTTACTGCTCCCTTAACATCAACTTTGTCTATCTCAGTACTTTTCTTCCACATTGTTTTAACAAATGAAGAAGCCATTAACTTATCATACGCTCGTTTTGTATTTGCTGCAATATCAGCTGCACCTTGAGCCATATCAACTTCTGATAATAACTCTCCATCAAAATGTAGACCGGTACTTGCCTGATATTCCATGATAGGTTTTGCTGATGAATGAGCTGGAAATACAGATCCAACACTACTGAAAAACTCAATCATTGTTTCTGTATCCATGAATTGACCAACTACTTCAGCATCAACAAACATACGCTCTTTGAGCTCCTCAAACATATAAGATTCATCCAAGTCGTTGTACTTTTCTTCTGGTAATTCTCCTTCCATTATTAACGACATAACCTCATAGTCAGATGCTTCATTCATTAAAAAACCTCTACTTTTTTCTATATCTGCCTGACTCATAGTAGAAATTTCAATGATATTACATAATGCTTCTCTAGCAGCACCCAAAAATAGAAGTGAGTCGCTTACATTTAACTTTTCTAGAAACATTTTATACTCTCCTTATTTTAATTTATTAGCTTGCTGATGCAACAGTATCTCCATATTTATTAACAATGTCTGCTTTGATTGCAAAAATCTCATCAGCGTATTCTTGGCATTTAGTTTTTGTCCAATCTTCATGCCATACATAATCGACGTTAAACTCAATTTCAGTATCGAGTCTACCAACAGTCTCAACATCACTTGTGAAAAGGTCTTGTGGGTCTTTTGTTGGAAAGACACCATCGTATGCTGCATAGTATTCAACTGTTTTAGCATCAGGTGCTGTAGTCCAGTAATACATAATACTAGCATATGTTGCTTTTGTATATCCAGCAAGTGTATTTGTATCTATCAGATTAGATGTACCACTTCTGTAGTCTCTAATCATCTTGATCCATGCGTGCATGATATTCAGAATTGGTAAACCATTGAACTCAAGAAACTTAACTGATACAGAGTTTCCATAATCAATGTTACCAGGTACTGCCCACTTCACGCCTCCAAGTCCAGTAAATTCTACCTTATTTAAAGTTCCTCCAGGTGGTGTTACTGATAAGCAAGCTCCTGCTAACAGGTTTTGCATTTCAGTTTCATTCATTGAAGAATCGCCCGGAAGATATTTTTTAATATCAGTAGGAAAACTTGTAAAGTATACAAAATGATAACCGGTTAAATACGGATCAGCAACACCGGCCACGGTTCCACCGAAATTTCTACTAAGTCTATTATTAGGAACCTTTGCAAATGAATTTTTTAAAGCCATTATCTTACCCTCCAAAAATTAGTCAGCTTTATATTTTATCCTCTTTTTAATAACATTTTTCACGGCATCCCAATCTCCATTTTTTATTTCGATTGCTTTATCATCAACATAAAAGTCTGCCGCCAATTTTTCTGCTGTAACTTTATCAAAATAAATACCATTGTCTTCTAACCAATTTTCGACATTCCGTATTTCTTTTTCATAATCACCGCCCATCTCTTCGCCATTCTCTTTAGAAGCTCTTGTTGTAAATATAACTATTTCAAATCCTTGATCTCTTAACCATTGAATAACTTCTTTAGCGCCCTTAAATGGATCATCATAAATTTCTCCGTCCTTATATCCCTTTGAATATTTATGAATAGTTCCATCAAGATCAATCATTGCTCTTTTTTGTTCAACAAATATAAGAGCAGCTTCTGGATAATAGTATCCTTTAAAAGGTTTCTTTTTCTTATGATATGAATCCATCGGGAAAATGGACTCATCTCGTTGCAAGTGATTTAGATAGTCTTCTAAATTCATATTTAATATCCATTAGGTAACTACTATAATTTATATTTTGTTCTAAACCCAGTAGCATATTGGTCCTATTTTATAATACCAAACTATATATATTAATATTTGATAAGATAGATGATTTGGCATTTTTAACCAGGAGGTGAATATGGGTACAAGTTCAAGTGGTGGAATGGGTATTGGAACTATCATTTTCATAGTAATTGTTGGATACAATCTTTTTTTCGACGACGATGATGAAGATAAAAAAGAAGTAAACATTAAAAAGACAGACAAACCTGCTGTTGAAAAAACAATAGATGTTGAATCTGTCAAACATACCGCAAAAAAGTTAATCGAAGATGCAAAGGTGCTGCTTAAAGAAACTGTCGACGAATATGAAAAAGACAAAGCTGAAAGGCAAGAAATTAAAGCATCCCCTTCCGAAGAAACTATCATAGCATCTGATGAAAAAAAAGAAGTGGAAGAATCTAAAAAAGACAAAACTTATATTCCAAGTCTACAGCTTCCGCAAAGTGAAGATTTAGATCAACCAACATTTAGAACTATCGAATAAAAAAGGAGAACTAATTATGGATGTAATTGAACGAGGTTACAAGCTTTTATCAGACGCAAATGATCTTTGGGATAAAACCCCTCCGGCAGTAAAACCAGTGGCCGCTGGAGTATCCATTCTCGTAGGACTTTTGCTCCACAAAGTTGTTGTTGCCGCCGGAGTCATTGTTTTCTTTGGTGGAAGAACCGTGCATAAGATGGGTCTTGACAAACAAAGTGAACAGGATGGCGAAAAAACCGATAGCAGTCCTTCATGATATTGAAACTGGCACAGCAGTCAGAATAGCTTACGATAAGCATTTCATTAATGATACTTACGAAGTTTATTTTGATGCAGATAATGGAATAGAGGTTCTCAGGGGTTGCAATGGGAACCTCGATCCATTTTTTACTGACCTTCCTCTTATGTGTGATGTTGGAATCATGGGTCATTGCGACAATAAGTGCAAGTTTTGTTATCAAGGACATAAATCAGAAAAGAATATGAGTTTGGAAGATTTTAAAACTATAATCGACCAAGTAAAACATCACACAAATCAGGTAGCATTGGGAGGGCGTGGAGATCCCAATCTTCATGAGAATTTCAAAGAAATACTTGAGTATGCAAGATCTAATGGTGTTGTTCCGAATTATACAACTAGCGGAATTGGACTAACCTATGATCAACTCGAAGCATCGGAATTATGTGGTGCTGTTGCAGTTAGTGATTATGGATCTGATTTTACATACAGAGCCATAGAAATGTTTATAACTGCCGGGATTAAAACTAATATTCACATTGTCTTATCGAAGGCAACAATTGATAAGACTATACGGATCTTACATAGTCATAATCCCTGGTTGTATCAAAATAAAAGTTCGGTTAATATCAAAGGACTGAACGCTGTGGTTTTCTTATTATTTAAACCTCAGGGAGAAGGAGCAAATCAAGCAGGACTATCTCCATCTAGTTTCGACATTCAAAGAGTTTCTGAATTGATATTTAAACCTAATATGAAATTCAAGATCGGAATGGATAGTTGCTTGGTCAATCATATTGCAAGAAGAATAGACTTATCAGCTAAACATAAGTTAACTCTTGATACTTGTGAAGGCGCAAGGATGTCTGCTTATATCAGTCCATCAATGAAAATGATGCCTTGCAGTTTTGCTAGTTCTAATACGGGGGTCCAAATTGATAAGAAAAATACTATCGAAAATATTTGGAAAAAATCCAAACCGTTTAAAAGATACAGGAAATCGCTCAAATCGAATCCATTTAAATGCCCAGCAGGGTTTTGAAAGGGATACAATTATGACAGACAGTAGAACAGTTACAACAGTTATTGAATTTGTGGCGGTTCCTAACTTCTTTGATATTGAACATTATTTATCAATCAGAGAATCGACCGGATTCGTTGATACAGTTGATTTAAAACAAATGAAATTGGTTGCTGAATCCATCAGGTATTCATCTATATTTACAACTGGGGATAATTATAGTATATCAGCAACAACAATTTTTATGTTACTTCAAATATATGATGAATTAAAACTGGTTATTAATTTAGCTACTGAAAAACCATGGAAACCTAGAGGAACTGATTTTAAAACAGTTGCTGGATGGTATGTTAAAAGAGATAGGGAAATCAATAGCGGGCATAGAGAAAGACCAATGTCATTCATTATTATAAATCTCTTACAACTTCAACAGGACGGTATTTTAGATAAAGCCATGGAAAGTGTTGCTGAAATGCAGGACTATTTAAACGATCTAAATGCTACAATCAAAAAGGTCGGTAAGTTAGACTAACGGAAAAGAGCTGATCAGGTATTAACTGACCAGCTCTTTTTTTGGTAACTTTTATATAATGAAGAAGTTTAGTTCGATCTTTTCAACTACTCTTGTTGGTTGTAGAGTAACATTAACATGGAAAGTTTTTGTTTTTCTTTCATAGTCTGTTGCTCCAACTTCTACAGCATAACTATCTAAACCTCTCTTATTTTTAATTACTTCAAGGAAGTCAACAATTGCTCCAGATACTTGACCCCATGTAATTGGATCGTTCTGTTCAAAAATAAAGAAACGACAGAACTGTTCAAGAGCTCTCTTGCAGAAGAGAACCAGACGAACAATATTTAAATCTTGAAGAGCACTTGGTTTAGCTTGAGATGTCAATTGACCCCAAACTACATAACCAGCTGAGAACTTCACGATTGGATTTAATTGTTTTAGATACATCTGATCTCTTTGACCGAGTCTTGGATTAAATCGTAACTCTTTAATTGAATCAATTGCTCCTCTTTGGAATCCTGCAGCAGCAAACCAAATTTCAGCAACATTATCGTTTCTTGGTAGTAAGTAAGACATATGGAACATTGGTGAGAACCAAATATCCTGTCCTGTAAAAATATCAGATACTTTATTATATTCTTCATAGATAGAAACGAAGTAAGTATTATATGGGTGACTTGCATCTCTTGTTGCTAGTGAAGCAGATACAGTGGAATTATCTCCATTGTCGATAATACCAACACAGTCACGTCTTGTTTGACAAAGTGTGCTGATTGCAGTTTTAACATCAGTAGGGTAACCAGCATCAAATACTAGAGTAAAATAGATACTTTCTGGATCTAGAATTTGATCATCAATCAGACCAGCATATCCTTGCTGTAACAGAAGTTCAGCTTCAACAGTATCTACTGTTCCATCCGCTTCTCTTAGTGATCCTTCAGAACCCTTTCTTAGAGGTACAGGTTCAGCATTTTGGAATACTGTAGCAACACTTGCATATGATTCGTGTACGAAATATGTAATTGCTGTATCTATATCAAACGATGTTGTATTACCATTCCATCCCGAAGTAGCTGCAGTAATAACTCTATCCGGAAATACATTAATAGTTTCATCATCAAGTCCACTTGCGGCTCCTAACCAGCCCCAAATTTCGTTACCTTTAGCATCTTTAGCAACTACAACATAATTAGCATTTCCTACTTCTGGAGTTGTTTGCCAGTCAGTGAAATCCTGTTTAATATCTGTAATTGTTGCAGAACCAGCAGTTAGAACAGCTGATGTAGTTCCAATTTCCTTATCATAATTCTTAACTATAAGTTTGTAACCATCAGACCATTCTCCGCTTGCCAGTTCCATTTCAGCTCTTAGTACAGATGAATATGTGGAAAGAACATATCCGATAAACAATGAATCACCAGCATTATCCATAGCATCAGGATCAAATGAAACATCAAAGGATTCTATAATAACATCCTCTCCATCTGACTGCTTTTCATAAATATCAAGTACATAAACCCCACTAACAGTCGGATTTGAATGTTCTGTAAACCTCACACCAACTCCGTTGTAATAGTCTCCCCTTCCTATTGGATACAGGAATGCTAGGGGTTTTGTATCACCTACTGTTTGAAGTTGAGTTTTAATTTCAGCGCTTGTGTTTAGACCAGCAACATAAGTAATAGAAAGAGATGTTGTTGCGTCAGCGGCTGCTAGCTGTGTATCAATTCTTAAGTTTGAGTATGCAGCATCGTCTGGTAAACATCTGATCCAATAAAGCGAACCAGATTCTCCCAAAAAGTTGTATGCGTTGTAAAGACCTTGTCCGTAATTTTTTCCAAACTCTGTGATGTTTGGTTCGCCAAATTCTGAAATCAATTCAGATCTGGAACCGATAAATAGTAATTCATTATCTCTACCTTTTCGTGTGAGTCCACACATAAACCCAATAGTAGAAGGTACAACTTGAACAAATGTAGACAGGTCAATAATCTTGGTATATACACCCGGAGATATATTAGCCATAACGTTTTTTCCTCCAAATTAGTTTAGTCTCTATATCAGTGTCTCCTTTCTCTCCAGGTCTATCAAATTTTAAATCCTTTCACTTTTCTTTTTATTTTTTTATACGTACAAATACCAAATAAATACAAGTCGTCTCTCGATTGTTTTGACCATTGATGGGAATGTAACTCTTGCAAATAAGCTAAACTGACCAGAATATCCTCCTTCTCTCGATTCGGCAGAGAATAGACCAGCTTCACTTAGTTGTTTTCCATTGGCATCATCAATACCAATAGTTGTTGTAATTTTCATTACTAGCCACTTAGAATCATTGAGTACATCTCTTTCAAATTCAATTGAATCAAATGGGCTCTTGTAATATCCTTCTGTTGGGTATCCAGGTGAAACAATATGATAGTCTGCTGATGATGCGTCCGTAGCATTGATCATAGCATTTGATGCCATCCCATAAGGATATAAATCTCCATCATTTAGAGTTGGTGGTACTGGGTCGAATGGATCAGCGGGTCTAGCACCGCCATCTCCCAAACCGAACCAGGAAACAAACTCATCCTTAGTAGGGGTAGCATTTGGGTTTTCAGTATCAACTAGTCTTTGTGCTAACATCTCTCTTCCCAGATATATAACTAAATTGCTTTTTCTAACTAATATCAATTTTCCGTTGTCGTCTTTCTCATAAATTTCAACGACACCTTTTGGTCTTCGTTCGAGTGATTGATTCTGCATAGAGTCTACAAGACAATTATCTCCATAAAACTCTCTTGCATGAATCTCTGTAGTTTTTACTTCTTTATCCATAGCCAAAATTTCCTTTTTTTAAGGTCACGAACTAGTTTATATTTTGTTCTAAAAAATTTAGAATGAAGGAACTTTTGCCGACGGAAAATGGGTCACGGCCGGTGGGGAGCTTCAGATTTGTCGTTCCGCAACTACCACAATACTTCATTGATGATTTAGACTTTGTACCACACGTTGGACAAGCTAATTTGGTCTTTACAGTAATAGGATCATTTATTTGATTCCCTGTTTGAGTTAGTCCTTTTAATCGAATGACGATAACCTCAGGGTGATCAAGTTCACCAATATAACCATATCTAAACTGTTGATTACATTCAGATCCTTTTACAGTAATACCTTCATCTACATGAGGAACATCAGCAATTCCAAGAGAATCCATAGTAACATTACTCTCTGAAACTGGACCGCTTGCAGAAGCTACAGGAGTTCCCATCGAATTTGAATACATCACTGATTCACCATCATGAATCCCTCGTCCTGCTGAATCACTTTTATTTAAATAAGTCCATTCAACATTGGGTTTTGCAAAAGCAAATTCAATTCTAATCATTCCGTCATCAGCTTTATCGCCTCTGTGATCTTGAATTTGTTTTGTCTTTTGAATGAATCTGAATCTGTTTCTTGCCACATTACCTTTCAGAAATCCTTCAAGTACAGTTTCGTCATTTGGTTCAATTATTAAACTATGATTGTCTAATGTATCTTCTCCATCGACGGAAACATTTACAGAAGCTTTTCTTGAATTTAGATTTTTTAATAGAATGGAATACTCGCTTCCAAAAGGTAGGTACACAGCATCATCTCGAACTCTCAAAATTTTGCCGTTTGATTTTACTTCTACTACGAAATAGTCTTTGTATGTCATGATTTTTCTCCTTTCAGGTCACAGACTAAGACCTCAGAATTGCTTAAAGTCTGTTGAATTTTATCATGTAGAGGTTTACATATATATGTTCTAATAAATAGAAGTAATAAGAAATAGTTATCTACTAATACCTCTATTTATACTTTGTTCCACTATATATATTAATTAGTGATAGTTATAAACTTACCAACCCATTAATTAAGGAGAATAATTATGAGCGACTATCGCGAAATGTTTTTAAATTACACCAAAGGTCTTGATCCTGATATTGTTAAAATGATGGAAGAAGATCAAAAACCGGCAGCGTTCAAAGGAGTTATCTGTTTGAAGTGTGGAACCCTAACATTGCAAGGGGAAAAATGTTGCGATCAACCGATCCACAATAAGGTCTAGTTGTTTTACACTAATCTAAGAAAGGAGAATACTATGGTGGATAAGTCAGAGGTTATAAGTCTCAATGAGAGAAAGAATCCAATGGTATCAATCGTTGGCAAGACAACCGATAAAGATCAAAAGTTTGTATCGGTTGTTGATCTCGGCGATATTGACAAGAACAGGACGGAGGGTGCTGATGCTGCATATCATTATCTGAATGGCGATCCAGGCAAGTTTAGAACTATGACAACTACCCCCGCTTCGTCATTGAAAATTCTGATTTACACAATATCTGTATTCGGCATCGGAATAGCAGTAACTATATTTGCAATGAACATATAGTGTTGAAGAAAGTGGGGGAGTTATGCCCGT